GCAGAGGGCAGAAAGACTGTTGTATTCTGTAGCACAATCAAACACGCAGAGGATCTGTTAGAAGAGTTCTTAGAACAAGACATAAACGCAGAACTAGTCACAGGTGACACTCCAAAGGCAGACAGGGCTCAGATACTCCATGATTTGGCTTATGGTGATGTTGAGGTCGTAGTTAACGTATCCGTGCTTACAGAGGGCTTTGACGCTCCACCAGTGTCGTGCATCATTCTAACGAGGCCATGCTCCCAGAAAGCTACAATGGTACAGATGATTGGTCGTGGCTTACGAACGATAGATCCAGAAGAGTTTCCTGATCTGGTTAAGAGAGACTGTATTGTTTTAGATTTTGGAACAAGTGTACTGACGCATGGATCGTTGGAAGATTCAGTTAGCTTAGATGACAAAGAAAAGGGTGAAGCACCACTTAAACAATGCCCAGAGTGCGAGGCCGTTGTTCCTAT